ATTTAAATTCTATGTACATCAAGTTAGGAGAAGTTTCTAGAAATGCATTAGTTGCTGGTGATCGTACTAAATCTAGTCTAGCCATATCTTTACAAGGGGCTATACTGAAGGACTTCAAAAGCTGGAAAGGCACAACAGGAAACAGAAAAATTGCTGCTGACAGAATCCAAGCTGCTAGGGATTTTAGTCTATCCAAAAACAAATATTTTAGAAAAGGAACAGTAGGTAAGCTATTGGGATACGTAAAGGGTGCTGACGCAAGAGTTACTGATGCAGGAACTGCACCAGCAATACTTACTGGAAGAGGTGATGCAAGATTAGACAAAGCCTTAGATATATCAAATGCTGAAAAATTTGCTTTAAGCGTTACTGGCAACAGCACTGATGAGTTAGTAACATTGAATGGGTTATCTGAAAATTTAAGCGCTCAATTCCTAATAGATGCTTTTGACGATGGGGTACTGAACCCAACCAAAGCAAGAAACTTTATCAAAGCCAATGAAAGTTTATTTCAATTAATTCCTGATACTAGGATTCAATTAATGCGAGCGAGAAACCAAGCTGATGTTCAACGTAGAATTACAAAAACCGCAGAAGCGTACCAATCCAAATTAGATACTCCTGCGGATTCAACATTTGCTAAATTATTAAACAGTGATCCAAATAACGTTGTTAGAAAAATTCTAACTGCTGATAGTCCAAATCGTTTAGATCAATGGAAGTTGCTTGTAAATTTAGCAAGTAAAAGAAGCGCTGATAACCCAATAGGAAAAGGTGGCAGACCTATAGCTATCGAGGGTCTGCAAAATGCTATAAATAGATATATGCTTGATGAAATAACATCTACTAGTGCATTTACTAAATTTACTCAGACACCAACATTGAATGCTCAGCAACTACTTTATCGTTTACAAAACGATGAGGTTTTGGATCAAGCCCTTAGATTAGTATACAGCCCTAAACAAATGAGTTCACTTCGTTACTCGGTTAAACAAATGGCTGCAATACAAAGATCCCAAATGAATTTAGCTGATTTTCAACTTGAAACCGCGTTGCCAGGTACCATCGGAAGGTTCTTGTTTAGAATAGCTGGTACCAAAGTAGGTGGTGCAGTAGGAGGTAGAACTGCTGGAGCGCCACTTGTTCTTGCTGGCGCTGGTAGTAAAACAGCTCAAAAATTATTCAATCAATTGAACCCAGACAAGGCAAGGAGGTTAATTGAACAAGCATTAGTTGATGAAGATTTAATGAAAATACTTCTTAAAATGCCGGTGAAATCTAGGTCTTTAAAAGGTAAAGCTAAAGAGATTGGCAAAAAAATTGTTACAAGCATATCTAGTGCTGAATTAAAAGTACTAAGAGGTTATATGGGTGCAGCTGCTACTGAAGCTATTGCGGAGGATGATGAAGAAGTAATGCTTCGCAGGGAACGAATGAATCAAGAGGCAATTGAAGAAATATTAGCTTTTTAAGTAAAAGCCCTCACCGCCAAAATAACACCAAAAAGCGATGAGGGCTAACCCTAGTTACCCGCTCTTGCGGAAAGTTCTGCATTCTGAGCTAGAAGGCCTTTAAGGCGTTTCTTCTCATCTTGTATTGATTTACGTCTCTTCATATCCTGGTCAATCCGATGTGAGAGCATTGCGGAATCCTTGCGGAGTAAATCAATGCGTGTAAGTATAGTTGTAATATCGTCCTTACTTAGTTCCATAATTTTATCTCTTTGCTTTTTTTCTCATATAAATAACCTACTTGCTTTTGGATTACTTGATTCTTATCGAACTCAGTCTGCTTAGGCATTTGTCTTTGTTCCCATTTGAAATCATAATCATCACGAATAAGTTTGCTTATGTTCCATATATAAGCGTTACCGTCATATTCCGTCAAGTACAAAAAATCTTTTTTTAAACTTTCTGCTATACCAGTATTGGCATCAAACTTAATGCGTTCAATAATCCAGGGATCATAGCGCTTGTTTCTGGATTTGATTTCAACAATATAATAATCGCACTCAAAGTCATAGGGACTCATCTCGTGCGTCTCAGCAAAATCGCCAAGCGTGGGGTAATGCCTACTGAAGGCTTGTATTATTTTGCGTTCGATCTCTTTCATAAAGGTAAAAGGTACAGGTGGTTGAAAGGGTTAATGAAGAACCCACCAACATCTTAATAGTTGGACTACCTGTACCAAATTCATACAAAGATTCCTTTGGAACTATAGAATTTAAAATTACCTTTTAGATCGCGCTCACCCTCTCGGTTCTTTGCGATGCAGTACTTCATATTGATATAAAAACCATTGCCGTCAAGTAGTTTTGATTGTTCAATATCACCAAGGGCTGGCCACATAAGAAGAATAATATCAGCGTCATTCTCGATATCACCGGAGTCCTTCAAATCATATATAGCTAAACCGCCCTCGCGTTTTGCTCCCTCCCTATTAACCTGCGACAGAAGCATAATAGCTATGTCAAGCTCCAAGGCTAATTGCTTAATTGTATGAGATATATTAGCTATAGCATCATTCTTGGATTGGTTCTTGTTCTGACCAAATGGTATAAGCTGTAAGTAATCAATCACCAGTAACCTTACTCCGTACCTGCGTACCATTGTTCTAGCGTAAGAACAAATATCAAATACATCCCTTACACTATGGACTGTGTAGATCGGTAGCTTCTGTACTTGGTCACAGCCGTCACGTACCTTTTGCATCTTTTCCTCTGATATATTACTATCCTTTATTTCCCTAAGATTGGATTGTGATTTTATACTTATGATTCTTTTGACAATCTGTTTTTGTGGCATCTCAAGGCTAATAATTCCAACTGGGTACTTATCCTTCAGTGCGGACTTAATAGCTATATTAAGAGCAAGTTGACTCTTGCCGCAGGATGTAGGAGCACTCAGCACTAAAACCTCACCGGCACCTATACCACCTAGCCCAAATTGCTTGTCCAAATCTCCTGTATGAGTCCTCACACAGTCCTCTACGTACTCTTTCCTATGCTGTAGCTCTAACTCGTCTTTTAAGGCTATTACAGAGCCTTCTATGCCCATTTCCTTGTGCACTGACAGGGATAAATTAGCAATGTCCGTCTCAAGTTTGGGCGTAACGTCCTCAGCGGATTTTGCTTCCGTAATAAGATCCTCAGTATTACTACGAAGCATCCTAATTAGTTGCCTGGACTTTGACTTGCTCCTTACTATATCGATACTGTCACGACCCTCTAAGGTTGTCGTAACTGTACCAAAGATACGGAACAGCACATCAGCACCTACATCCTCGTAGCAGGATTTCTGCTTCAAGGATTCAGTAATATTTGGGATAGTTGGGATCCTGCCAGACTGAGCTAAATCAGAAAGTGCAGTAAATAATAATTGGTGCTGAACGGTATAAAAATCTTCTGGCCGTAATACATTGGCGTATTGGTCATAGAAGTCATTACTGTCATCCAGTGTGCAGCAAGCTAACACTTTCTCTTCCGCACTGACATTCTTTGGATAGTTCGTTGTCTCTTCCAGCATTCAAATGTTCTTTCATTGATTTAAGGCATTGTCCAAGGTATTTTACTTGCTTATAAATACGCTTGGTATCCTTCTCTTTTTCGATTTCGTTGTGAAGATAAAGAGCTAGATCCAGCCCTTCCGATACTGTTTGGTTTAATTTTGAAGTCATAGCTTTTCATACTATCACCTTAGTCCAATTCAAGCGATTTGTTGTATTCCTCGCGTTCAATCATCCCTATGGCTATCAAGGAGTAACCAATTATATCCCTAAAAATATCCTTGGATTGGTCACCATTAGTATCAACTGATAGCGTCCCATCAGCGCAAAATGCTTTAGCTCGTTGGAACTTATCCTGCATTCTTACACAAATACCGGTAAGTGGATGAACACCAAATTCAGTCGAAGCGTCAAAATTAGCGAATGGATTATCGCACGACTCACCGCCAGTGTAATCATTGTTTTTCTTTGAAGTCATATCCAAAATGGAGTGAGCTTCAATAACCCGAAAATCTTCCCACCAGGTCTTGTCAAAACGACAAGACTCCGGTGGGTAGTTTTCTTCATCAATAGGATAATCCTCTTCCATTAAAAGGGAAGATCCTCATCAGCTTCTTCTGCTTTGGCTGTTGTAGCTGATGCTTTGCTTTGTTGTGGTTCAACCTTAAGGGACAAGTATTTCTTGCCATTCTTACTTACGTTTTTCCAAGCAGCTAGTTGGTACTCCACACCAGCTACGTTTAATGGCCCCTTCATAAAAGGAGCGTTAGGGTGATCGGCATTATCATTTGTAAAGATAGCGCCCCGGTTTGTATTATCGTGTTGTGTCATAAAATATCGTCAAAATCTGTAGAAGTTACTGTTTTAGCCTTGGTTGTTTTTGGAGCGACCTTGCCGTGCGTATTAGTAGCATCCGCGTCCTTTGTATCATCAATACAGAAAAGACCATTGAGTGCGTACTTACGTGCATAGGAACTAGCGGAGCCAGTAATCTGAGCATCGTCCATACCTTTCTTAGTCTCTGACTCCCTAGCGTAGGCTGAGGTTGATATAATACCTTCGGACCCGCAATCCGCCAATGTAGCTGTAGCCTTGACATAGACCCTTGTGCCTACCTCTTGCATTATATCCTCAATAATTAATGCACAATTGTACTCATCCAATAATGGTTTTACGGCAGTAAGAATATCCTCACAGGAGCGGTACTTGTACCCCCCGAACTTATTAGTCTGCCCTTTTGGGGCTTTTAGTTGCGTCTGTATATTACAGAGTTTTTGTCTAAGCGAGTTGCTCATATTTTTCCTTTGTTAATTGTTTATATAACTTTTGCCTCTCCTTGGCGTTGGAACAGTCCTGGATTTGTTCAGTGCTTGCTCCCATACCTTCAAGAAATAACTCCTGCTCTTTAGCTGTCAAGGATGAAGTAAACTTTTTTGCAAGTTGTACAAGTCCCACAGGGTGAAGCACATCCAAAGTTTCTTGCTCCAAATAAGCTGCCATAGCTTCCAAAGTATTTGGTAATTCTTCTTTTTTACCTTTGCACATACCAAAGAAAAAGTTCTCAACTTTGCCTAGGAGACTGTTGGCTTGCCTCGATATAACACCACGTACCATACCGGTTTGGTGATCGTGATCCACGACCCAATCATCTGTCTTTACGTCAAGTATTGGGCAACTTATAGGTTTGTTCGCTTCCCTAAACTCCTTGATTTTGTTTTGAGGCAAGTAAGTCATAATCCACACATTCCCTCGCATTCAGCTTTAAAATCCCACACTTGTTGTCCTTTATCTACATCTGAATCAAAGTCCACATCAGATAATGGCTTACAAGAGTTGTGTAAATAT